TTTAACATAAGGAACATCATGCAATACGTACAAGAAAACTGGGACTTGATCCTGGGCATACTAACGGCGGCTGTAGCTCTAGCTTCGGCTGTAGCGGCTATAACGCCTACTCCAAAGGACGACGGCATCGTTAAGAAGCTGTACAAGATCCTCGACCTGTTGGCGTTGAACGTCGGCAAGGCCAAAGAGCAATCATGGGGATCATCGCATCGATACTTAAAACGATAATCGAGTTCTTCCTAAAACAAACCGTTGATGAAATCAAGAAACCTACGACCGCTACGGACGCTCACAAGTTGGAGTCTAAAGATAGGGATCGTTTGCAGTCTGCTCTTCGCAAGCGGTTGCGGAAGTAAACGGATCGTCTTTGTTGACGGTTCATTCGAATCTACCGACGTTGTTCGCCTAGCAGACGACGTCAAAGGTCACGTCTATTTTCCTACGTCCGAGGGCGGTTGGGAGAAGAGTTCTAACAAGGTGACCTTACCCGAAGGATGGTACGCGATACCGCTGACCTCCGACGACTAACAATTTATCACGCATTAAGCGACGAAGACGACTTGGCCGGGTGCGCCCGACAACCACGATTCCGACCGACGCTGTAGGCGGTTAAAACAAACCACACTACTAACAATTATCATAAGGATTAAATACTATGGCTAATGGAGACACCACTCCCTCACGCGTCGGTCAGATTAATTCAGCAGGAGGCACTAACGAGCTTTTCCTGAAGAAGTTTGCCGGTGAAATATTAACGACGTTTGAATCGAACAACATATTCAAACCACTACACACGGTACGCACCATCGAAAGCGGCAAGAGCGCTCAGTTCCCCGTTACCGGTATCGCTACCGCTTCCTACCACACTCCCGGTCAGAACATCGCGGACGCAGGTAACAGCTACTTGAGCGATCCTAAGAAGAACCAGAAGGTCATCACTATCGACGACGTTCTCCTCGCTTCTTCGTTTCTCAGTAACATCGACGACGTAAAGAACCACTACGACATCCGTTCCGTCTACTCGACAGAGTTGGGTCGTGCGTTGTCCAAGCGTTTCGATATTGCTATTGCTAAAGTGTTCGTTGCCGCTGCTCGTGACGCTACTCCTGGTGTAACCGGTGGTAACGTAGGCGCTCAAGTGGACGTACCTAACAATGATCTCAGCGCTCCTGGTTCGGCTGGCACAAAAGCCGCTTTCACCGGTGCTGATCTCACTGCTTCGTTGTTCACTGCCGCTGCAAAGCTCGACGACAACGACGTTCCTAGCGAAGGTCGCTTCTGCGTTCTCAACCCAACCGACTACTACAGGTTGATTACAGGCGCTAGTGGAGCCTTGTCGGTTTCTGCTTCCGCTACCAATAAGGACGTCGGAGGTTCCGGTTCGCTTGCTAGTGGTACGATTCCTCAAGTTGCAGGTATCGACATCTACAAGTCCACGAACATTCCTACGACTGACTTGTCTGCGGTTGCTACCGGTGACGGTGCTGCGTCCAACGACGTATTCGGTGGTAGCGGATCAGGGTACAACGGCGACTTCCGTAATACGGTTGGCATCGTTGCTCATCCATCCGCCGTGGGTACGGTCAAGCTTCTCGATCTCGCAACCGAGTCCGAGTATCAGATCGAACGTCAAGGTACGTTGTTCGTAGCGAAATACGCAATGGGTCACGGGATTCTCCGTGGTGAATGCGCGCTTGAACTCGTAGCTTAACTCACACTCTTGCTGCGGCGGGGGTCGGTATAGAAAGGTTTTATCGTTTTCCTTCCTTTAACCCGACCCCCGCCAAAGCTTTAATTTATTATATACAATGGCACTCACAAGTAAGTTAGAAGCTGTTAACTCCATGTTAGGCGTGATAGGCGAAAGCCCCGTCAACACTCTCGGAGGAACCAGCGTTCCCGTATCAGTCGTTACAGCCGAATCCTTATTGGACGAAGTAACGCGCGAGATACAGAGCGATGGTTGGCACTTCAATACCGAATACGACTACGACGTAGTCAGAGACGCCTCTACCAATAAATTCGTGTTACCGTCCAACACGCTCAAGATCGACACCGAAGCGGGTAAATACACCGACATCGACGTTGTTCAACGAGGAGCTAGCCTGTACGACAGGAAGAACCACACGGACGTATTCACGCAAGACCTCAAGGTCATTATAACTTTTCAACTGGACTTCACGGAGATGCCGGAACAGTTCCGCTACTTCGTCTTGGTCCGCGCCTCACGCAAGTTCGCTAATCGTTTTCTCGGATCACAAGAGATAGAAGCGTTTACGTTACGCGATGAGATCGAGGCTAAAGCACGGGCAATATCGTCCGATAGCGAGAACGCCGACAGAACCATATTCGACAACTACGACGTGTTGCGCGTCATCGACCGTTAAAGCGATGCCTCTGTTAACAACCAGCGTACCTAATCTGGTACAAGGTGTATCGCAACAACCCGACAATCTTCGTTATCCGGGACAAGCGGAGGAGCAGGTTAACGCCTATAGCTCCGTTGTGGACGGATTGACGAAGCGACCGAACACGAACCACGTAAAGGATTTGTTCTCTACGGAGATACCCGACGACTCGTTGGTTCACTTCGTGGACAGAGACAGCGACAATCAGCACGTCATGGTGTTTGCCAACAACGGCGGTACGGCGGCTGTAAGCATCTTTAACGTGTCTCTAGGGGCGTCCATTAACACTACCATCACGGCGGACGCTCAAACCTATTTAAACACCGCTACGACGCCTCTGAAGGATCTTAGAGCGTTGACGGTAGCCGACTACACCTTCGTAGCGAACAAACAGACAACGGTCGCTATGGACGCCACGACTTCAACGGCGTTAGCGGACGAGGCTGTAGTGTTCGTTAAGCAAGGGGACTACGAGAAAGCATACACGGTAACTATAGACGCCACGGACTACAGTATAACCAGCGGAGCTTCAAGTGGCGGAGGAGACGAAGCCGACACGTCGCATATAGCGGCTGAACTTGAAGCGGCGTTAGGAGCGAGCGGAACGACGGGATCTGTAAGTACCATCAACGTAACCGCTCCTGGGTCGGGGTACATTACAGCACCAGCCGTCACGATAACAGGCGGAGGAGGTAGTGGAGCAGCGGCGGTCAGTCAGATTAACAGTAGCGGCGAAGTCGTGGCCGTTGTCCTAACCAACGCTGGTTCAGGTTATACGACGACTCCAACGGTCGCTATAGTCGGTGGAGCCACCGGTACGGCAGTTCTCGTATCAGGTTCGACTTTCAGTGGTACAGTAACGCGGGAGAGCGGTGTACTTAAAATTTCCCCATCCTCTTCGTTCGTGATTACTGTCTCCGACGGTCTATCCGACACCGGTTTGGGACTCGTCTACAAGGAAGTATCGGCCATCACCGACTTACCCAAGAAGTGTTACAACGATTTTAGAGTAAAGGTCAAAGGAGACGTCGAGCTAGTTCAAGACGACTACTACGTCAAGTTCGCCACTAAAGACGGAGCTACTTTCGGAGAAGGGTCGTGGGTGGAAGACATCGGGTACGGAGTAAAGACGACGTTGAACGACGCTACGATGCCTATTCAGATCGTTCCCGCGTTTACGTCGGTCGTTTCTCACGGCGGTAGCATCTACAAGAGCCTTCAAGCGCACACTTCAGCTGGTGGTAACGAACCGGGAACAGGTGGAGGAGCGACTTACTGGGTCGTTGACACGTCGATTACCACCGCTCCTGCATGGTCGTCGGGAACCGTAAGCTATAACGGACCACAGGACGGTGTGTTAAAATACTTTATACAGACTTCAGCGTGGACAAACCGCTTGGTAGGAGACGACGACACGAACGCCGCACCGACCCTCGTGGACAACAAGATCAACGACGTATTCTTCTTCAAGAATCGCTTGGGCTTTCTTACGGACGGTTCAGTGGTGTTCAGCGAAGCCGACAAGTACTTTAACTTTTTTAGAACAACCGTGTTGTCGTTGTTGGACGGCGACCCTATAGACGTAGGCGTTGCTCACACCAAGGTATCGACCCTTAAACACGCCGTACCGTTTCAAGAGAAGCTGGTGTTGTTCAGTCCTCAGTCTCAGTTCGTGCTTAGAGGTACGGATCTATTGACGCCGAAGACGGTCAACGTATCACCTATCACCGAGTACGACGTATCAAGCGACGT